GCTCAAGATGTCCCCGGTCATCTGGAGTTTTAAATGTACGACCAATCTGTTGGGTAAAGAGTGACCCACGCTTGCATAAGCAAGTAGGCTACCACCCGTGTCTTGATTACATCGTCATTATGGCGACTATCACGGCACGACCTGACCCGAGCCGGACAAAGGGTCTGTGCTATAATTGTCATGCTCAATTCCTGGACGTTTTGAGTCCAATCAACTTTAAGAAGGACAAGAGGGCGGGTGCTGACGAAGGGTATTGGATGTTGGAGCTCGCTGTGGGGCGGTGCGCGGCATGCAGGCCAGCACAATCTGTTATAGAATGGGCTGCCAGAGGAGTGGGACGCATATGTGGTATCGATGATACTGCTGTGTACAGCGTCTGTTTAACCTCCATGCAACATGCTGAAGCGTGCACAGCTGCGCCCGTGGGCGCGGTTACAGACGCGAAAGGCACAGTCCACAACGGGAATATTCAACTTTGCAACATGAGGGCCAACAATATAGTTGGCGAAGGCATCAGGAAAGACACTCTCTACAAGCAAGCAGTGTTTGAGGTGTGGCCATATATTACGGCATTATTGGCGAGTCCAACAGCAGACGAGAGCACCTTTGATGGTGGCTGGAGTTGCTGTGGCGGACGAACTGCTGTCCTGCGGAGCCGCAGGTACTATTTAACGGCAGCGCCAAATGGGAGCCAGCAGGCGGAGCCTGCCTTGCCCACACCTACAACAGCGCCAGAGTCGTTGGGGCCCACCGTGGATGAACAGATCTTCGGTCCGGCCATTGCTTCATCACTTCAGAACGTCCAGCTGGTGGCTGACCTGGATTCGACAGGCGGCGTGCCGACAGCCGACGACGCTCTTGCGGTGAAGTTTTGCCCTACAACCGCTGACAGAGTGTTTCATGCGAACACTGTGGACAAGGTTAAGGAGGCCATCGACAAACGCGTGACGCAAAAGCACGTCGAATTCGACATGAACGACCAAGAGCGTTCAGAATTGCAGGATATCACGGATGCTCTATGCGAAGAGATCAGGGAATCGAAATCTATTGAGATGATTGCCTCGTGGATCCTTTTCGGCGATGTCAAGTCCAAAAAGTGGACGCTGTCGCGTGCAGAAATGGCGCTCAACTGCCTCATGTGGAGGCTGTTGCCTGAGTACGAGTTTACCGCAGCCATCAAATTGGAGCCTATGCCGCAAGGCAAGGCGCCACGAATGCTCATTGCTGACGGCGACGCAGGCGCCGTCATGTCAGCATTGACGATCGGCGTTCTCGAGCGATACTTGTGCAAATACCATAAGCACAAGACGATCAAGGGGAAACCGAAGGCGCGGAGGATGAAGGAGATTTGCGAGGAGGCGTTCGAAATGAAGGACGCCGCGGAGGCCCACGAAGCTGCAATGCTTGAGAACGATGGCTCCGCGTGGGACACTTGCTGCAGTCTCATACTGCGCAATCTCACAGAAAATTGCATTCTCGACGTAATGTTTGACAAATTGGAACATTTCTTCATTCCTTACAACTGGTACTCGCTGCAGCGCAGAAAGGCGGACAGGTCCGCGACCCATAAGCTCAATGTCAAGCCGAACAAGGTCAAGCTTGACAGATTGTCACCCAACGCCAGGTTCACACAAATGGAGGCCGCCAAGGTCATGTTCCGTAAGAATTTTAAGATAGCCATTGCATCAATTAGACGCAGTGGGGACAGAGGCACCTCTATACTTAATTTTCTTGTGAACCTTATCTGCTGGGCCTGGGTGCTCAGTGGACCAGGCGGTCGTGGCATGGTGGGGCCAAATGGCAAGGTCGTGACGGACGTGTTTGGAACAAAGCGCAGGTTTAAAATCTGGCTCGAAGGCGACGATTCGTTGCTTTGGCTCACGGGCCGGAAATTTCTGCTGGCAGAAATGGAGCTTTTGGAAGCACGGTGGACCAAGTTGGGACACCGGCCGAAGCTCTTCTTGCGGGTCGCTGGTGACGTCGCGGAATTTTGCGGGTGGAAGATCTGTGTTAATAGGTATGGCCTTGATGGTGCTACGGCCGTACCTGATGTTCCTAGATTACTCAAGAACGTTGGGTATTCTACAGCCAAGGAAGCAGTGTCTTCGGCCATCTCTGGCGACGGCGAGGCCTTCGGCAGGGTGGTCGGTCCGGCTCTCCTCGCGAGAGCGGGCTCTATTGCGGAACGAGTACCTTCCATCGCGAGGTGGTTGGTGCGGATGTCGCAAGAACTCGGAATGAAGATGAACATTAGTGATTCGGAGTTTTCGAGAGACGATGTCTACAAGATGGGCACCGATGACTTGACCGAGATATTACCTGAGTTTTGGAAGGATGACAATCCTGAGAAGATTCTGAATGTGCGCTTCGAAACCTTTGTTGACGGTGTGTTGCGCGAAATCTCGAATTCAGTGGCATCGGGAGGCCTAGCAACAGAAGCTACCCTTGCGGTCAAACACGGTTGGGTGAAGACTGTGTCGGAATGGTACACGTTTGTTTCTTGTTTAGAGGCAGTAAACGTCGGCACCAGTGACACGGACTTCAGGTCCATCGTCCCTTCGGGGATGATGGATTAGGCCAGCCACCATGCATGGGGACTGCGCGCACCCTTGCGCGCGATGCCCACACATTACCAGCTTTTTTCCCCGGCTACCTTATGGCCGCGTTTTGTTTGCTGAAGTTGTGTGGACTCATAGGGGCGCGTGAGCAGGAACTTCCTGCTCACGTGAGTAGCAGCGGCTCCCTGGTCTTGGTGCTCCAGCAATCACCGACCAGGACTCCCTCGTCATATTTTGTTGGCAGGGGGTGCATTGAATGCTCATCTTGGGCACGGCGAGTAAGAAAAAGGGAGGCCCGTCCCTGGCTGCCGAATTACCTTCCGTGGTCCTGACTTTCCTGATGGAGCAGGATCCTGAGCCAATTTGCGGTCACTTGGTGAGTGACGAAGGTGAAGGCTAGACGTTGTGTGTTGGCTGCACACGATCCACAATGTGGGGCGTCCACCAGCTGTCCTATCGGGATGAATCTGAGTCTGTGTCGTATAAATGAAGGGCACAGATAGGAGAGGCAGAAGGTGAGTGGTTACGCAGTGTTGGGGGCCTTGCGACAGCATCCGCGGTTTTCGTGGGTGTTATGTGAGGATAAGGTGAAGTGGTTTTAGTGGCTTGAGGCCACTTCTCTGAACTGGGTTGTGCCTGCCACGGGGTGCAACTGTCCCAACTCGGTCAAGTGGTATGTCAGGGCGGTCGCTTAAGGCGACCGCATCATCATTGTATGAATTCATTGTATTGTATCAGAACAAGAAGTCCCCTTCTACAATACAATCGTATGTTATTAGCTTTGCTATTATTGCTAGCAGCATGGCTGGGCAACGTCGCCGTGGAGGAAAGAAGGCCAATGGTCGTCGTAAACAACCTCCACAACGACCAGCAAACAGGAGCGCAGCTACACGCGTTCTTGCAACAGGTGTTGGAGCGGGTGTTCGGAAAGCATTTGGTTCAACAGCTGGGTATGGTATGCAGTGCTGGGATGCAAAGCATTCTGCGCATCTTCCACTGCCCCGTGCCGTGGGTCCTTACACAACCATAAGGGCCACAAGACGGGTATCACTCAACACCAATTGCAACATCCTTGGCACATTCAATGCTGGGAGTGGCCGTAACAATTCTCCTGGGGGCAATGATCTGTGGTCTGAGATCATTATGCTTTCAGATGTTGCCGCTGCCAATCCCATCAACGGTGCGGGCAACGCCCAGACAACCACCATTGATCTTGGTGGTTTGGGCGATGCAGCCACTTTGGTTCCGTCAGCGTTTTCTGTGCAAGTCATGTGTCCCACTGCATTGCAGACAGCATCGGGAATAATTTATGCAGGAGTCATGAATACACAGACTAAAATTGCTGGCCGCACCGAAACTTGGGATCAGTACATGAACAAGTTCGTGCAGTTTCAGAATCCAAGGTTGTTGGCAGCGTCAAAGCTGGCGCTGCGTGGAGTGCAGATAAATTCATATCCGTTGAACATGTCTGAGGTGAGTAACTTCAAACCTTTGGGTAAGGTGTCAGATGAGACGCTCGAGTATAATGCAGAACAGGGTGAGCCCACTGGCTGGGCACCGATTGTAATTTACAATCCTGGTGGTGCCACTCTCGAGCTGCTCATCACGGTGGAGTACCGCGTCAGATTTGATTTGGACCATCCAGCGAGCGCATCACACGTCCACCATCCGGTTGCCTCCGATTCCATGTGGGATCGCATGACCAAGAGTGCTGTGACACTCGGCAACGGTGTTGTGGATATTGCAGACGTGGTTGCGAACACTGGTATGGCAGTTGGTCGTGCAGTCGCGGTTGGCCGCGGTCTGTCGAACGTAGCTCGGTCATTGCCCGTATTGGGCGTCTAACACGGCGTCCTCTATATTGTAACCCCAGGCGTATGGTGTAGCTCTAGTGCTATACTCCTGGACTTCTGACGCATCGTGGTTTTCACGTTGCATGAACAGTAAACTTTGAGCCATTCCCATGCGTCCACTGCAAAATTAAACTGGCGTGATGGGGGGGAGGCGTGTCCCCGGTGTTCTAATCACCCGCACAGGTTAGCGATAGACCCGAACCCGAAAAGACATCACACTCG